TCTTTGGTGTTAAAGGTTTCATTGTAGTAATCCTCAAAAGATATACGCTTACCAAACATGGTAGCATCTTCATAAACTTTTTTTAAAATCAGTTTTGTAATTACGGATTTATCTATCTCTTTCATCTTTCTTTGGTTTTAAAAGTGGACCCTACAGGACTTGAACCTGTGACCTTCTCATTATGAGTGAGCTGCTCTGACCAACTGAGCTAAGAGTCCTGGTAGCCGGAGTGGGACTTGAACCCACACGAACTATCCAGTTCAACAGATTTTAAGTCTGTCATGTCTACCAATTCCATCATCCGGCCTGGTGATCCCACTAGGATTTGAACCTAGAACCTACAGCTTAGAAGGCTGTTGCTCTATCCAGTTGAGCTATAGGACCATAAAATTATGTTCTAGAGCCTGAAAATCCTAATTCATAAGATTCTTCTGGGTGTTCTTCTATCCACATGTGACAGTTTCTGCAAACTGGTAACCATGTAGATGTATCTAAGTGATAAATACCACGACCATGCTTGTGATGGACATCAGTAGCTTGCACAGAACACTTATGGATCTTTGCATTACATACAGGTTTGTCTGTTAAATACTGCCTACGCAATTTGCTATAAGCAGTATTCAATTTAGACATTTTACTTGAGACTTTTTTAATTCCCATTTGGTTTAATAGTAAAAAAATTATTAGGTAACAAACCCACAGACATAAACTTTAGTATAATATCTTCATAAGATATACCTAAGTCTTTAAATGTCAGTGTGTTTTTGTAGTCATCTAACGTTTCTTCAGCCGGAATATCAGCTATAAATAAAGCTAATGGGCTATGAGGAAATGTTTTCCTAAGATAAGCATTAATTCTCTTATTGCAAAGAGTTTGTTTCCAAGCATTGATTTCTCTTTGCCCACGTTTCCAAACTTTTGAAATGCGTCTTTTCTTATCCCAGTGTAGTTTAGTAACTTCTTCAGGTTTATAAACATTAAGACCATGCAACACACGTTTAAACAAAAAATGTTGATATGGATTAAGTTTACTATACTCAAAAGAGTTAATAATTGAAGGTGGATGCAATTGATATTCATCCAAAAGGCCTAAGTATTGATAGCGCTCAATACGCTTACTTAGTAGGTCTTGTTTTTCATTGAGTTTGAGTCTTGAAATTTGTTCATTAGATAGCATGTTTGTTAGATTTATTTAGTTATGAATTTAGTAAGAGATTTGTTATTCAGGCTGAGGTTTTTACACCCCAGCCTTATAACATTTTAATTATAGTTCAAAAGTTTCTTCCTCTTCAACTAGTTCTTCTTCAGCAACTACTTCTTCTTCTACCACATCCATATCTTCAACATCATCTATGTCATCAACGGTTGTGTTATCAAAACCTTCTGTTTTCAAACCAAATGCTTCTGCAGTTGTTGCTTTCTTAGGTTTTTTCTCTAAGTTAAAAGCAGTGTCATTTGCAGCACGGATAGCATCACCATTAGTGTGCTCTACCAATACATCCTCTTTCTCCATATCAAGAGTGTATTGTGTTTTCCTATAAATAGGTTGTCCGTCTTGACAGCAAATAATACCAGTTTGACCTGCATATTTATAATCTCTGTCTGGATCTTTAGAGTTAAAAGGCTCTAATGATTCTATTACTACAATTTTACCAGGTAAGGTTCTACCTAGATTTTTAGCGTAACTTGTTAAATCATCTGTCTTACCTAAGACAAGAGTTGTAAGACTTTTTGGTGTTAACCAACCATCTTTAGTAATTATAGATCTTGTTTGACCTAATCTGATAAATCCATACTCTGGATTGTTTTTGCTTAAGCGTACAACATTTCCCATGTCATCCGCTAGGACTTCTACTTGATTTTGCATTTTTAATAAAATTTAAATGATTAATAAAATAATTGTGTGTGATGATTAACTATCATCAGAGTGAAAATACGGGTCTTCCAGCTTTTCATAAGCTTCAATCTCATCTAGTCCAGGCTCATACTCTTCAATATCTTCTATTGATTCATCTGAGACACCATCACCAGTTGCTTTTGCAAACTTATTATACCATGGATCAACCACTTCCTTTGTGTATGCTGAACTAAGGCCATTAAGATCATTATACTCCTCATCTGAGAGTGAGAGGTACTGTTCTAGAGAACATTCTATGATTCTGCCATTAGGAAGTTGTATTATCATTATCTTATTTAATGTTTATCAAAGATAATAATATAACTTAACCTGTGTCAGAAATATAAAATGAATTTGGTCTTATTTCAAAAATAAAAAGCATAAATATAGCTAACGCATCATAAAATGGTTAGTTTATTACCTATTCTTTTTATGTATTTATGTTCTTTTAGCTCTTTAATCCATCTTTTAACAGATGATTGACTTGAGCCAGAGTCATCTGCAAGTGTACTAATTGATGGCCAACAAAATCTGTTTTTATTAGCATAACAGCATAAAATACTATACAGACCTTTAGCTTGAATAGACAAGTTAGGATCTGTACAGACAACATGCTTAACTATACCAAATCTATCTGATTTCTTGGACATGACTTTTTAAAAGTATAAGCATGGCCATTGATTCACTCTGTTCTTTAGCGAGTTCATCACTGTTCATACCATACTTGTCATTCATATACCTTCCAAAAGATATATTTTTACCATCAGCATTTTTAATTGCGTTATCTAGTAACCTCCATGATGCTTGCTCACTATGCAGTAACTCCATTGATATCTTTGCCATTTTCTTGAAATTTTAGTTCTGTTTGATTAATGTCTTTTAAGAAAGGTATAAATCTTTTCTGTACATGAACAGCATGCAAAGGACTAAATGATGCTTCTGTATACTTTAGTACTTTATTGTCATCATGATACATAAGATCAACCTTTATTGTTGAGTAAAACGGATCATAATCATCAGATCCCCATGATGAATCTCCTTTAACACGGCCATACACGTAGTATTTACTGAAGTCATCCCCTTTACCTAGTAAACCCATGTCTTCAAGCACATCCACCTCAAATTCAGTACTTTCATGATACTTAGGTGGTATAACTTTGACGTAATCACCAACTTGAGTTGGTACAAATGTTTTTTCAGTTAACATAAGATGAGTAATAGCTTCTAGAGCTGACTCTTTTAGGTCTCTAAAGATAATATCTGTTATTAAATTTAGATTCTTTTCTTGGTTGACAGCTTTACTGTCAAATAATTTGCTTAAGATACCCTTAAGTATCTCTTGCTGAACGTTATATTGTTTTAGCATAATAATTATTGATTGCGAACACAGCCAACAACACTAGTATTAATATATATATATAATTACTGGTGTTGTTAGTGGTCCATATGTGAGCCTTTTTATTTTCTTCTTTGGAAGATTATTGTAAATAATGGTAAATCTAACTCCCAATGGAAGTTGACCTTTCTCAAATAAATACCAAAACCAGTATTCCACTGACATTTAATCTTTGGTAATAGATGAGTTCTACTCATTTTTGATACCCAAAACAATGCATTGAAGATTGTAATGACCCAAATAATAAGCATAAAGAGAAAGCTTTCTCCTGATAGTGTGTCACTATCCGATAATATCTCTATAAATACATAGGATACTATTGCTGGGATAATTAATACATAAAGTAGTTTAATAAGATACTTGCTGAAATTTTTCATAATAGGTTTATTGATTAAATTAATATAAAGTTACTTGATCTTGATTGTTGTAGCTATCAGTCATGTCATGAGGATAGAGATAAAATCTACCATCACCAACAGGTGAGTTAGCATTGTTAAAATATACTGTTGCAAAGTCTACGTAATTAAACGAGCTTATTACAACTGCGTCAGGATTACTAACTAAACTTGAGTCCATAGAATAAATATAATACTCATCCTCATTGTCACACTCAATACAAACTTGTTGCCAAGCATTGTAGTTAGCAACAAGTTTATCAGTTGCGTTTACACCATTGCTATCAGTAGACTCATACATAAAGTATGTCCATAGTATTGATGTACCTGCACCAGTACTTGTCATAGCATATATTTCATATGATGTATTACTTGGTGGCATTGGTTGAACTATTTCAAGTTCTTCTTTTTGACAAGAAGCAAATGATAGCCCAACCAATAAGGATAAGATTAAATTTTTCATGATAAATTATGGTTTAATTGATTAATGATTAATGCATCTTGATATGCATATATTGATTTTTTGCTTCTGTTTTTACGGTACTTTCTCAAGTTTTTACATCCACGTGATGATCCACAAGATTGAAGCATTGGTCCTCCTACGAAGAGAAGTAACATTAGGTAAATGATTTTATTTTTCATAACTATTTAATATTAGGGTTTGGATTTAATAATTCTTCTGCTGCTTCATATGTTCTGAAGTAACCTGATTCACGGCTATAAGGCATACCTTCTTCTGTACGCCCTATGTAATAACCTGCTGCTGATTTTAGTACTTTTAATTCTGATATATTATTTGACATAATGGTTTAGTTTGACGGGTTAAATTATATACGATGATAATAATCTCTTCCTACTATAGTAGCAGGTAACCATGCAAATATAACTGACATACCAATGGTTGCACCATGAGCAAAGCATTCTTTAAATGTCCAAGTATCTTCTAGATACCATACGATTGTATTAAATAATAGTACTGTGATTACGAATGTGATTATGCCTACAAGCATAGTTTTAGTATTTCTCATAACGATTTAGTATTAGTGGTTGATTGCAATATTGCGGGTACTATGTCTATTATCCTATAGAGGAAGAGACAAAGACTGCCCTTGTTTTATTGTTGAGTGTAATTGTTACTCTTGTAGTAACGTTAGCTATATTTATATTATTAGTAAGAGTGATAGTTACAAGAGTGGTAAAAGGTGGTTTTTTGTGGGTATTTGATGTCCCATTCAGAGTGACACACACAAATAAAATAATTTACCACAATAAATAAGTTTATTTAACTGTTTTGTAACTATAGTCTAACATTTTAAGTTTTGTCAGTTAATGTTAACTATTTTGTTCTAACGTTCTGTAGTTAGGGAGCAGACGTGCATGGAAATGCACGCCTACAGCCTAATGTTACAGTTACGCAGTTACAGGTTCTGCTTTAAGAGCTTGTAAACTCTCTACAGCATTACCGTTTTGGTTAGCCTCAGATATTTGCTTACCATTATCATGGGCAATTAATTCATCTACAGCATTGACATCAGCACTAAATGTAGATATTCTATAGATAGGCTTACCTTTTAAAGAGCACGCTATATTAGTTTTACCTGCATACTTAATGTCATTAGCAGGATTTTTAAGATTGAAAGGCTCTAAGCTTTCCTTATGTACAATTTTACCTACTAAACCTGCATTCAATGTTTTTTCCATTGCTTTAAGGTGTTCCATACTACCTTGTACAAGACACGTTGGTGTTTTAATATCTATCCAACCTGATGGTGAAATAGTCATTGCACCAATTTGTTCCATTACTACAAAGCCGAATAATGGGTTTTTAGATGGTCTTACTGTTAATCCGTCTTCTGATTTTCTTACTGTTACTAAATTCATAATGCTTATTATTTAATTTTTGATTATAAATGCGGTAATACATTTACTGAAAGTTTATTAAGCATAATTACCTATGCGTTATATAGTTTGGGAGCAGAAGGCATTGGAAAATGCCGTTATGTAGTTTGTGTGTGTACGTACTATAGTTACTGATGAATACAAACAAATCAATGATGTACTGATACTCAGTAGATACTTACGTTGACACAGTAGCACTACACTACTCCGTTGTGAGAGATACAGATGTGTACTTTTTATTTTTTAGCACACTTGTTTTGTATCTGTACACAAGTTGCAAAGCAGTACCCAATGTTTACGGGGGGTACCCACAATGCAAAATTTAGTTGGGGAGCAGAACAGTAATACCTCTTGAAAGTGCCAAATACACAATTTTTTGGTGGGGCGTGGGGACAATTTTACAGTAGGCGGGGGCATGTTGTACTAGAAAAATTTTTATAGGATTTTTAAATTTAGTATATTGTTCTTATAGAAGAGTTACTCACTAAATAAAATGATATGGCAGACTGGGATGACAATGATAGAGCAGAAGGGAGTGGACTATCAGATATACAACAAATGCAAATGGATGCTGTTATCTTAGATACGGCATATAATAATGCTTGGTTGTTACTGACCGGAGAAATAACTTTTGATGAACTTATCTCAAGTCAATTCACTAAGGGGAAAGAGTTAGTGATGGCTTATGATCCAGACAATGGACCGAAACTTGAAGAGTTTGAAAATATGATAGCGTACTTCGTAGAAGAAGAAGACTATGAGAAGTGTGCAAAATTAAGGGATATAATGTTTAAAGCATATCCACAAGCATATCAAACATAAAGTTATGGCAACAAAGAAAAGTACGGTGAAAAGTACGGTGAATAGTAGTGGGAATTACACTAAACCGGGAATGCGTAAAAGATTATTTAATTCCATCAAAGCTGGAGGTAAAGGAGGAGCACCTGGACAATGGTCTGCTCGTAAAGCTCAAATGCTTGCTAAGCGTTACAAAGCTAATGGTGGCGGATACAAAACTAAGAAGTAATGAAAGATCTCACCCTAAATATCGGTAACATAATTTGGATCATTGGTATTATATTTACTATGGGTATTGCATATAGTCAAATAGCACAACTATCAGATGATATAGAGGTTATAGAAGCTAGACTGGAAAAGAAGATAAGATTAATAAATGAGTGTGAAGATAAGATTGTAGAATTAGAAAAAGATCTTATTCGGCTTAAACAGACTCAATGTAAACATAAGAAATAATGGCAAAGACTAAACAACAAAAAAGTCTTACCAGATGGACCAAACAGAAATGGACAACTGCTTCAGGCAAGAAGAGTTCTGAGACAGGTGAGGTATATGCACCGTCTAAGACCATATCTAAATTAAAGAGTACTGAGAAAGGTAAAAAGAAATTGGCTGCAGCTAATGCAAAGAAACGTGCTGCTACCAAGAAAGGTAAACAACACGCAAACCACGGATTGCATAAAGGAAAGAAAAGATAATGACAGCAAAGAAAGATGGTAGGTTAGCAAAAGCAGGAGTATCAGGATATAATAAACCTAAACGTACTCCTAGTCATCCAAAGAAGTCACACGTAGTAGTGGCAAAGGAAGGGGACAAAGTAAAGACAATACGTTTTGGTGAGCAAGGGGCTAGTACTGCAGGTAAACCTAAAGCAGGAGAGTCAGCTAAAATGAAAGCTAAACGTAAAAGCTTTAAGGCTAGACACGGCAAAAATATAAAGAAAGGCAAGATGTCTGCCGCTTATTGGGCAGACAAAGTTAAATGGTAGGATATGACAGCAGCAAATTTAAGAGAATTAGGATTTACTAAAATGGGTCATCATGAAGATGATGATTGGCCAGAAGGATACTATTACTTTAGCATTGAGTTTGGAGACATGCTATTTCATACCGGGGGTAATGATGAAGCTGAAGAAGACGGGGGATGGTATATTCAAGATCCTACAATGACAATTAAAATATGGCAATATTCGGAAGCCAAAATGTTAATTGACGTATTAAGACGTAATATGGTTTCTAAAATAAGTATATAAACTTTTTTTATTTAAACTATTTTTGTTACTTTTGTTTTTATTAACTTTAAAAACAGTAACATGTCAAAATCAAAAACCAAACCAAATCTTCAGGATACTAATCCAGAAATGTCAAAAGAAGAAATGGCAGCACGTAGAGATGAGATAACTCAATTCTACAAAGACAACATTCCTCATTTAGAAGTTCAAGCAGATTATGAAACACTATTAGCTGCAATTGAAAAGGCTAGAGCAGAGCGTATGCAAGCTCAAATGTATATGGCTCAGCAGTATGCTGCACAAAAAGGAGAAGGTGCACCAGACCCTAATACAGAAGAAGGTAAAGCATTTCAAGAAGCAATGGTAAAAGCAATGCAAGGTGAAACAGCTTAAGATCGGTAGCAGAGGTTCTGATGTTAAAACACTACAGAAAGCATTAGGACTTACCGCAGATGGGGTTTTTGGACCTCTGACAGAAAAAGCTGTAGAGATATTTCAATTAGATAAAGATCTAATGGTAACTGGTGTAGTTGATGCTGATATGTGGGTATTGGTACTCAATATGGAATATACTATAGATTCGGCAATAGATGAAGATACTGATTCAACATTACAGTATTTTACTACAAAATTTGATCAAGTAATCCACAGGCATTATTTACCTAAAGGAGAATATATCAAAGGCCCAATAAAAAACAAGTATATATTTTTACATCATACTGCAGGAAATTCTAATCCATACAGATGTATTGATCAATGGGGAAGGGACTCAAGAGGTAGTATTGCTACTGAATTTGTTTTAGGTGGTATTAACCATAGAAATGGTGATAATGAATTTAATGGTGTTATGGTTCAGGCATTTCCAGAAGGATGTCAGGGTTGGCATTTAGGTAGAACAGGATCTGGTTATATGAACCGTCATTCTGTAGGATTAGAAATATGCAATATGGGATATTTAGATAGTATAGATTTTACTACTTATGTGGGTTCTAAATGTATTAAAGAACAAGTATGTGAGTTACCTGAGCATTTTAAAGGTAAATTACATTGGCATAACTACTCAGAAGAACAGATTAAAGAAACTGAAAAGTGGATTAAGTATGTTGCTGATAGAGATGAAATAGATGTAAGACTTGGATTAAAACAATATATAAAAAAGTTTGGTCCAACAAAGGGCTTTGATTTTCAAGAAGATGCATATTATGGTAAGGTCAAAGGATTGTTAACACATACCAATGTAAGAAAAGGAAAAATGGATTGTTATCCTCATCCTGACTTTGTTGATATGATAATGAGTTTGTGATATGGCTATAGTAAACAAAGTAGATCTTAAACATCAAGTAGATATTAATGTATCAATAAAGTATCAGATAGTTACATATTGTTTCTTTAATGATATACGTATAAGTAATTCTGATTTAGATTTTTTAAGTGAGTTGGCAAAACAAAGAGGAGTTGAATTAACTAAATTCTGCACCACAACTGTTAACACGGGTATATTTAAAAGTGCACAATCTGCTAGAAATGCCATTACTAAATCAGAGAAAAAAGGCTTATTGATTAAAAGGGGACACAACAAAAAAACAATTAAGTTAAATCCTGATATTAATGTTCAATCTAATGGTCTAGTTTTATTAGACTATAAAATATTAGGCCGTGAATCCCAAGAATCATAGAGACTTGAGAAAGGGTATTGCAGATGAGGTTGGAGTTCATCCATCAGTTGTAGATGATTTTATATCATTTTATTATGCAAAAGTTAGAAAGAAACTTTCAACCTTAGCTTATCCTAGAATAAATGTAGATGGATTAGGTACATTTTACCTAAGAAAAAATAAACTTGAAAAAGCTATTTTAAAAAATAAAAGTTTATTAGGTAATATAACTAAAAGAACATATAATGGATTTGCACAAAGTGAAGATATTCATAATAACATAAGTCAAATGGATGCTGCTATGAATCAACTAGAAAAAGATATACTAAAGAAAAAAGAATTTAGGAATGAAAGGTAAATGGAGTAAGTATCTTGATGTATTTAAAAATGCTGATAAAATTGCAGAAGGAATTAAGAATAGTATTTTTAAAAAAGAACATATTGAAGCAGTAGCAACAGATAGATTTCAGACTTGTGTCAAATGTTCTTTATTTGATGCACGAGGAGATAAGTGTATGGCTCCTGGTACTCAACCATGTTGTGCAAGTTGTGGTTGTAGTTTAGCTTTTAAAGTAAGATCTTTATCTTCTGAATGTCCAAAAGGATTTTGGGATTCATATACATCAGAAGAACAAGAAGAATTAATAACCAAACAAATAGAAGACAATGAAATTAATAATTAACTATGTATACAATGATACTGTAACTTCTTTAGAGGTAAAGAATACTAGCTCATATTGGTATACAACAATATCATAAATATGGGACTAAAATTTATAGAAGAAGGTCATGTGTATGAAAGCACTGCCGAAGAAAAAATAAACTGGTTAAGTGTAACATCATTTATTGCTAAGTTTAAACCTAAGTTTGACAGAGACGGTCAAGCAAAAAAATCATCTAAGAATAAAAGATCTAAGTGGTATGGTATGACACCAAAAGAGATTATTGCTGCGTGGGATGGTGAAACTGAAAGAGCAATTAAACTTGGTAACTTTTACCACAACCAAAGAGAAGCAGATATGCTTGATCTTAAAACAATTGGCAGACACGGGGTGGAAGTTCCCATCATTAAACCTATTATTAATGAAGAAGGAACTAAGTTTGCACCAGAACAAAAACTTGATGAAGGAGTTTATCCAGAACATTTAGTATATTTAAAATCAGTTGGTTTATGTGGTCAAGCAGATGTAGTTGAAGTAGTTAATGGTTATATAAATATTAATGATTACAAGACAAACAAAGAAATAAAAGAAAAAGGATTTACTAATTGGGAAGGAATAACTAATAAAATGTATAAGCCTGTTAATCATTTAGATGATTGTAATTTAAATCATTATAACTTACAGCTCAGTATTTATGCGTATATTATTAAAAAGCACAACCCTAAACTGAAAATAGGTAAATTGACTATACAACATGTAAAGTTTAAACAAGTTGGTGAAGATACTAATGGTTATCCCATTAATGAACATGTAGATGGAGAGCCAGTTTTAGAAAATATTAAAATCTACCAACTACCATATCTAAAGGATGAAGTTAATTCTATTATAATGTGGTTAAAAGACAACAAACTATGAAAGAATATACAGCAGCAGTAGAAATACAATCAAGACAATCTAAAGTACCTACTGATTTTAGATTTGAGCAAACAAAAATATGCATTGATCTTAGTAAAGTAGTGTGGTTTAAAGAATACTTTCATGTAGCTACAGATAAGTTTCAGAATACGCATGCAGAGGTATTGTTATTTGGTCAGCTTAAACCAATTATTTTAGTTATTGGATATGAAGAATTAAAGAAAGATATATTAACCTTTCAAAATAAAAAATAATGGTGATAAGGTTATTTGATATTCAAAACAGTAAAGTTGTATTAACAGAGCATTGTTATGCATTGCCATTTTTAAAAGGCATAATGGAAGAATATCCTGATACATACATGGCTGTATATCAGTATTTGTTTTATATGTCATGCCCTAATCCTGATTTAAACCCATTCTTTAATTTACCTGAACATGAGAAGGAGGATATTATAATAGAAGAGATACAGTTAGAAGAATCTCCTGAAGATGGTAAAATAAGATATGCACTTGATATGTGTAAGAAGTTATATGAAACTCCAACATATAGAGCTTATGTGGGTATAAAATCCATGTTGGATAGATTAGCTAAGTATATGGAAGTTACTGCAATAGAACACGGTAGAGATGGTAATATCAATTCTATGGTAAATGCAGCAGCTAAATTTGAGAACATAAGACAATCTTATAAAGGTGCATTTACAGATATGAGACAAGAACAAGAAAGTTCAGTACGTGGAGGTGCAGGACTTGCTTATGATCAATTGTAAAAATGAGTAAAAATAAAATACAATGGCTATTTTGCTATTGGGATGAGCCAGAATTTAATTATAAATCAACAAATAAAAAGAATGAAAAATCAAATAGTAGTACCAGTAGGGATGAAACTCTTAATAAAGGAGATAAAACCAGAAACAAAAACTAAGTCAGGTTTATATCTTCCTGAACAATTTTCTAAACAAACTTTTCAAGGTACAGTTGTAGGAAGAGGTGATGAAGTAACATCAATAGAAATTGGTGATACAGTACAGTATGCAGATCATGCTATGCCAACACCAATGAAACATAATGGGGAAGAACACTTATTATTGCAATTAGGAGATGTATATGCAATTATAAGATATGAGTAGAATCATACCTACATATGAGAATGGTAAATGGGATGTTACATCATTTGAAAGTGATGAAGATTTTTCTGAGTACTTATATAGTATTTTTAAAGAACCTGGTAAATATAACTTTACTAAGATTGCATTAGAATTTAATCAAGAAGCTAGGACTTTTAATGAACAAGGTTTCTATTGTAATAAACCTTTTAGATCAAAAGATTTTACAGCTTATTGGGAAGATCAGAAAAACAAATGTAGAGTAGGGGTAATATACAAAGATGGAGATCATCAATGGTATCTTACTAGAGACTATTACATGTGGTTAAACTTCCTACCAATATTTGATAAAGAAGAAAAACATTATGGTTTTGCAAAAGTAAGAGATGCTCAGTATCATATGGCTTTATATGAGCTGTTGGCTGAGTTAAATAATCAACACTCTGCAATACTTAAGAAACGTCAGATAGCATCCTCATATTTTCATATGGGTAAGATTATTAATACCTATTGGTTTGAAGAAGGAAGTATATGTAAAATTGGAGCATCATTAAAAGATTATATTAATGATAAAGGTTCATGGAAGTTTTTAGAAGAATATAAAACATTTCTTAATGAACATACTGCATGGTATAGACCAAGTAATCCTGAAAAAGTTTTACTATGGCAACAACAGATAGAAGTTAAAATAAACAACAGAAAAACATCAAGGGGTCTTAAATCAAAGATTCAAGGTGCTTCTTTTGAAAAGAATGCTACCACAGGGGTAGGGGGTCCTTGTACCTATTTCTTTCATGAGGAAGCTGGTATTGCTAAAAACATGATGCAGACATATGAGTACTTACGTCCTGCAATGTCATCTGGTATGATGACAACTGGTATGTTTATAGCTGCTGGATCAGTGGGTGATTTAGAACAATGTGGTCCATTAAAAGATATGATATTAAGTCCAGGTGCTAATGATATATATGCAGTAGAAACAAATTTAATGGATGCTGAAGGCACAATTGGTATGGCAGGATTGTTTATACCAGAACAATGGTCTATGCCGCCTTATATTGATGATTATGGTAACTCACAAGTTGATGAAGCAATAGAGGCAATAAAAATTGAAAGAAACAGATGGAAGAATGAATTAAGTGGAGAACAATATCAATTAAGAATATCTCAGAAACCACTTAATATAGCTGAAGCATTTGCATATAGAAAAGAGTCTATTTTTCCACAAGGTATCTTAAGTAAGCAATTAAAGAAAATTGAAGAAAAAGAATATGCATATGAGTTGATTGAGTTAGATAGAGATCAAACAGGTATCATTGCAAAGCGTACTAGAAAGTTACCTATAAGTAGTTTTCCTGTAAACAAAAAAGAAGTTGATAAAACGGGATCTGTAGTTGTTTGGGAAAGACCTGTAAAAAGTCCTGCTTTTGGATCATACTATGGTTCTATTGACCCTGTGTCAGAAGGAAAAACAACAACCTCTGATTCATTATGTAGTATATACATATACAAAAATGCAGTAGAAGTTATAAGAACAACTGCGTCAGGTGAAGTAGAACAGTTTATTGAGAAAGATAAAATTGTTGCTGCATGGTGTGGGCGTTTTGATGATATAAACAAAACTCATGAAAGATTAGAAATGATCATAGAGTGGTACAATGCATGGACTATTGTTGAAAATAATATATCATTATTTATACAACATATGATTGCTAGAAAAAAGCAAAGATATCTTGTGCCTAAACAACAGATACTATTCTTAAAAGATCTTGGTTCTAATAGAACTGTATATCAAGAATATGGATGGAAAAATACAGGTACATTATTTAAAAGTCATTTAATATCTTATGCTATTGAATTCTTAAGAGAAGTAATAGATGAAGATTTAGATGAGAATGGTAATGTAATGCAACAAACATTAGGAATAGAAAGAATTCCTGACCCTATGTTATTAAAAGAAATGTTAGCTTATTACCCTGGATTAAACGTAGATAGACTTGTTACCTTTGGTGCTCTAATTGCATTTGTAAAAATTCAACAGTCAAATAGAGGTTTTACAAAGAGACGTGAATCTGAAACTAATTCTTTGGATAATTCAGAAAAAATGAGTAAATTAAAGTATAATGGTCCCTTTAGAAATATTGGGCGTAACAAGACATTTGGTGGTTCTAAAATTAGAAGATCCGGATTCAAGAATATAAAATAGACTAAACAGGTATGAGAGTATTAAATGCAATGCAGATGAAGAATGGGGCAAAAGCTGAAAGCGGGCCTACATTTTCTAGCTTAACACAACCGGTTCAGTTTTTACCTTACAAAGAAAAGGATGATAATTGGACAGCATGGAATTTAGATTGGTTAGAACTTCAGGGTATTGAATTTTTACGTCAAAATTCTAGAAGACTTCTTAAAAATTATAAATTAGCTAAAGGTATAATTGATAAGACTGATTATATTGTTGAACCAGATAATGAATATAAAGATCTTATGGATACTTTAACTGCTGAAAATGATTCAGCATTAGAGTTAAAGTTTTATCCAATTGTACCTAATGTTATAAATGTTCTTACTGGAGAGTTTGCTAAAAGATATTCTAAAGTACAGTTCAGAGCTGTTGATGATGCATCTTATAATGAAATGCTTGATGCTAAAAAAGTTCAAATAGAAGAAGCACTGTTATCAGAAGCAGAAGCAAACTTAGTAAGTAAGATGGTTGAGATGGGTATGGACCCTAGTTCTGAAGATGCTCAAAAGCAGTTATCTCCAGAAGGTTTAAAATCATTACCACAAATAGAAGACTTTTTTAGTAAGTCATATAGAAGTATGGTAGAAGAATGGGCTTCACACCAACTTGCAGTTGATGAAGAAAGATTCAAAATGCAAGAGCTTGAAGAAAGAGGTTTCCGTGATATGCTTATTGCAGATAGAGAATTTTGGCATTTTAGAATGTTGGAAGATGATTATGATGTAGAGCTGTGGAATCCAGTATTAACTTTCTATCAAAAATCTCCAGATCAAAGATACATTGCTGATTCTAATTATGCTGGTAAAGTAGATTTAATGACTGTATCAGATGTAGTTGATAGGTATGGTTATTTAATGGATGAGAAACAATTAAAATCTCTACAAAAGATTTATCCAGCAAGATCAGCACAATATCAAGTTAATGGTTATCAAAATGATGGTTCATATTATGATGCAACAAGATCACATGAATGGAATACTAATGCACCAGGTTTAGCTTATAGACAGTTTGTTAGTAATTTTCAGAATGATCCTGCAAGAGGAGGAGATATACTTAGTGAAATATTAGATGAGAATGAAGATGTTTCAATGTGGGGTGAAGGTAACTTAATGAGAGTTGCTACTATATATTGGAAAACACAACGTAGAGTTGGTCATCTAACTAAAATAGAAGATGACGGAGAAGTAACGCAAGAGATTATAGATGAGACCTTTAAGCAAACAAAAAAGGCCATATATGATACTTCTATATTTAAACAAAAATCTAAAGACACTTTATTAGAAGGTGAACATATTGATTGGATTTGGATAAATGAAGTTTGGGGTGGTGTAAAAATTGGACCAAACATACCTGCTACGTGGCGATCATCAATGGGTGATAATGTTAATCCTATATATCTAGGAATAAATAGAACTAAGCCAGGTAGACTACCATTTCAATTCAAAGGAAACACTAGCCTATATGGTTGTAAGTTACCAGTTGAGGGTAGAGTTTTTTCAGACAGAAATACTAGATCAACATCATTAGTTGATTTAATGAAAGCATATCAAGTTGGATACAATATGGTTAATAACCAAATTGCAGACATTCTAATAGATGAATTAGGAACTGTAATAATGTTTGATCAAAATGCTTTGCCACGTCATTCAATGGGAGAAGACTGGGGTAAAAACAATTATGCAAAAGCATACGTAGCAATGAAGGATTTTCAGATGCTACCTCTTGATACATCTATTACTAATACTGAGAATGCTACTAACTTTAATCATTATCAAACTCTAAACATGGAGCAGACTAATAGATTAATGTCTAGAATTCAACTTGCTAATTATTTTAAACAACAATGTTTTGATGCAATAGGTATTAACCCACAACGTCTAGGGGGAGCTGTATCAGCTCAAACCGCTACAGGGGTAGTACAAGCTATGCAACAATCATATGCACAAACAGAGATGTACTTTGTACAACACTCTGATCATTTGATGCCACGTATACATCAAATGAGAACTGACTTAGCACAATATTATTATAGTACTAATCCTAGTATTAGACTACAATATATTTCTACAGAGGCTGAGAAAGTAAACTTCCAAATAAATGGAACAGATTTATTACTTAGAGACTTTAACGTATTTGCAACAACTAAAACTAATCATAGAGCCATATTAGAAAATTTAAAACAAATGGCATTAACCAATAATACTACAGGTGCTAGTATATATGAATTAGGTAATATTGTTAAAGCAGACTCTATTGCAGAAGTATCAGATATACTAAAAGATTCTGAAACAAGAGTTCAAGCTCAAAGACAAGAAGAAATGCAGCAACAACGTCAGATGCAAGAGCAACAACTTAAAGCTAAGCAACAAGAAGAACAACAAAAACTTCAAGTTGAAATTTCTGAAAATGATAAAAATAGAAGAAATGATGTACTATTAGCTGAAATAAGAGCAGCTGGTTATGGATCAATGGTTGATTTAAATCAAAATCAACAATCTGATTATCAAGATGCTATGAAAGATATTAAAGAAACAACTCAATACAGAGAGCAAATGAACTTTAAGCGTCAAGAAAGTGCTATGAAATCAGCTCAGGAAAATAGTAGACTTAGTGTTGAAAGAGAAAAGATTGCTGCTTCAAAACAAATAGCTGATACTAAACTTGAAATTGCAAGAGAGAATAAAAATAAGTATGATGTCAAAGAAAAGAAAGATAAAAAGTAGCGTTAGCTATATACTGCAAAAAACTTTCACATTCTTTAAAATATTTTAAGTTTAACTTGACAATTATATAAGAAACATTACTTATATTATATATGTAAGAAGTTATTAATATTAAAACCAACAAATATTATGAGTACAACAACAGAAACACGACCTGTGAAAAGTAACGTAGCACAAAATGTAGAAGTAAATTTAGATGAGATATTCAACGGTGCTCCAAGTGGTGCTGATATGATTCAAGATAATAAAACTCAACCTAAAAATATCTTCTCAGGCTTAAATGAAAAGGCAGATATGTCATTTGCTGATCCTGATAAAGATGATGCAACAGATGTATTAGCTAAGTCAGAAAAAAAAGAAGAGTTTAAAGATGAGACTACTGAAGAAGTAGTTAAAGAAACTTCAAAAGAAACTTCAAAAGAAAGCGTTGAAGAAATCTTTGGTGAACTTGGACAAGAAGAAACTGAAGAAGGAGAAGAAGCAATAGAAAAAAGAGGCAGAAAGAGTATTAACGGTATATCAGATGTATTTGGTAAGTTGATTAAAGAGGATAAGATAGTTGCTTTTGATGATGATAAAGAACTAGATGACTATTCTGCAAAAGATTGGGAAGAGTTAATTGAAGCTAATCTAGAGGAAAGAGCTAGACAAGTAAGAAGTGAAACACCTAAGCAATTTTTTAATAGTCTACCACAAGAATTACAAATTGCAGCAAGATATGTTGCAGATGGTGGTAAAGACCTTAAAGGTTTATTTACAACTCTTGGTCAAGTTGAAGAAACTAAAACCATTGATATTAAAACTGTTAATGGTCAAGAAAGAGTAATAACAGAATATTTAAGTGCTACTGGTTATGGTACTGCTGAAGATATTCAAGAAGAAATAGAAATTTGGAAAGACTTAGGTAAGCTTGAAACACAAGCAAGTAAGTTTAAACCAAAATTAGATAAGATGCAAGAAAAGGTTGTTGCACAAAAATTACAAGAGCAAGAGCTTAAACAGAAACAACAAGAAAATGCATCTCAAGCATACATGAAAAATGTATATGAAACATTAAAAGAAGGAACATTGGGTGATATCAAGGTTGATAGAAAAACACAAGCCATGTTATATAATGGTTTAGTTCAACCTAATTATCCATCAGTTAGTGGGCGTAATACTAATTTATTAGGACACCTACTAGAAAAATATCAATTTGTGGAACCTAACTATACATTAATTTCAGAAGCACTGTGGCTATTACAAGATCCCGCAGGATATAAAGCTAAGATAATGGATAAAGGTGCACAGAAGAGTGTTGAGAATACGGTTAGAAAATTGAAGAGTGAACAATCAAATGTAGGTGGTGCATCATTAGGTGTTAATCAAGCAGAAAAAGAAACTACTAGAAACAGCTCAAAAAGAAAAATTCAAAGACCAACCAACATATTTAAAAGAATTTAATTAGAAGTAAATTAAATATAAACAGTAAATTAATTATTAACAACAAAAACAATCAAAAATTATGGCAACTCCAGTTTTAAATAATGGGATTTTCCTACGTGATACAAGCTACAAAGCTAGTTCACATGTTGATTCTTATCACCTTACCCAAATGCTTGGTAACCCTGAGCCTATGGATATGGGACCAATTGATCTTTGGGCTATGACCCAAAAGGTAGAAATGCCTTTATATCAAATGGCTTCTTTTGGTGGAAAGAATACTATCATGGTGGATAACGCTAGAGGTGAGTATAAGTGGCAAACTCCTATTGCACAAGATCTTCCCTACGTAGTAGCGGATATTGAACCAGGTAACGCAAACAAAGGCGTGGATGGTACAACATTTAAGATCAAAATTAACAAAAGAACTTTTGGACATGGTGACATTATTACTTATGATAAGTATAATGGACTAGAACTTTACATCACTGCGGATGATATTATCCCAGCAGGTGACGGTTTTGTATACACTGTACAATTAGTTAACAACAACAATGCAGCTATCTTGGATAACAAGTATTTAGCTAAAGGTACTAAATTCTTCAGAAAAGGTTCTGCAAGAGGTGAGTACGGAGAAAGATTCTCTGACATTGAAACAGGTTCTGGTTTCCGTGAATTCTACAACTTTGTAGGAGGAGCAGAAGCACACGTACACTATTC